TTAACTGCATTAGTTGCGTTTGCTAATTTGTAGTATTCTTCAAGTCTAATAAACGCTTTTCTACCTTCTTTTGGAACGTAGTGAGAGTCTAAAGCTGAAGCTGCATCAAATAATGAAGCAATCATTGCATCGGCTGCTGTCGCTGCTGTAGCTGACGCAATACCAGTATTAGTTAATACTGTACCTGCATCACCACCAGTGATGTTAGCTGACGCTTGTGCTGCTTGACCAATTGTTTGCAGAACATGTTTGTCTTTTTGAAAAGCAAGTGCTCTTCCAATTTCTGAGCTGTAAGCTGATCTTACGTCCCAGTGATTTTTAGCTTCTTCGATATTAGAAAGAAACGCTGAACTTACTAAAAGATCGTTAATTGTAATAACTTTCTCATTGTGGTTCACATCTGTTCCTGCTATCTCAGTGCCAGGTGTGTGATATGCCGCACCAATTCTTCCCATTACTGGAAATGACGCTGACTTACCGTTAGATATTGATCTAACCATATCTGCACCTTGCGTTACACTTGATCTTTCGAAAGCTGTTAAAACTTCTCCCGAAAAGACTTTAAGAAATAACGCATCTTCTGATCCACCAGCATTGATTTTACCAATACTAGCAGGGTTTGCTGCTGTCATAATATTCTCCTATTGTTATTATGATTGTTATTAATTAAAGAGAAACATCATTAGTTTTATTCTCAGGATTGTCGCCCGCAGGCGGTCAAGTTTTATTGTCTTGTATGTTTACTCAGTTGCCACCTAAGTAGGTTGCACAACTATGATTTTTTATGACGATTAGCAAATTTTCTAGCTGCTGCTACGCTGCCAAATCCCCATTTTTTTAAAGCTAAAGCTTTCCTTGTAGGTTTACCATTTTTCTTCATTGGTCCTTTCATTCCAGAAAATCGTGCTGCAAATGAAACACGTCTAGAATTTGTACCTTTTCTTACAGGAGCTTTAACTCCAAATTTTTTTCTGCCTCTGGCATTAAGCCCACCAGATGGGCTTTGATACCTTTTTGCTACCATTATTTTTTCTTCTTTTTAGGAAAGCCTTTTTTCATATTTGAGTAAGCTTTCTTTGATATGGTACTTTTAGATTTTGGTCTTGATATACCAAGTCTTTTTCTACGATTTATATTAGCGTAGAGTCCTCGTTTTTTTGCTGGCATTATTTTTTCTTCTTACCTTTTTTACTTTTAGCTTTTTTAGCAGTAGGCTTTTTCATTTTTTTTCCATACATATTAACTCCTATAAGTTACTGTTTCTAAGTTTACTTTGTATTTCTGCTTGGTAAGCAGGGTCTTTAGTATATCTAGGGTCTTTCATAGCATCTGTTACTTGAGCCCAAGATTCAAAAGTATCTACACTTGTAGATGCTTTACCTTTTACTAAATTAGGTTCTTGTGTTGCTGACATACGAGCTTTTAATCCAGTCACAGCTAATTTAACTGATGGTAAATCTCTACTATTAACTGTATTGTTGTATGCAGTAATTTCTTCTGGGCTTAAATTATCTTTAGCCCACTCAATCATACTTTTATATTCGTCATGACCACCAACAGTATTTTTAATATCTGTTTCAATATTAGTTGCTAATGCTTGTTGACCATCAATATAAGAGTCAATAATACTTTTATCTATTCCAACTTTATTTAATTTATCAATACTTTCTTTTGATAACTCGCCATTAGTATCGTACTCATTTTGTAAAGCTGTCATATCTAAACCTGCTTGAGCTACAGCCTCTTCAGCTTTAGCATCAATTTCTAAACCTTTATCTTCTTTAGGCTCAGTTTTAGGTTGACTTATTTTTTTCTCTAATTCTTGATACGACTTAATTAAGTCTTCTTGTGTATCAAATTTACCTAATATTTTTTCTTGTTTAGGTTCTTGTTGAACTTCTTTTGTTTCAACTGTCTCAATAGCTTTTTCTTCAGGTTTTTCTGCTGTAGTTTCCTGTGACGCTACTTCTACTTTTTCTACCATTAATTTCCTCCAGGTATATTCTGTACAGCCTGTTGTATTTGTTCAGGACTAACTGAACCATCTCTAACTCCATCAACAGCACCTTGTATAGCAGGACCCATACCTTGATCTATTGCAGCTTGACCTGCTTGATCGGCTTGAGCTTGCTGTTGTTCTGCAGCTAGTGTTTCTTCATCTTTAATTAATCCTTCAGTATCAATACCGTGTGATGTAGCAATACGTGTAATTAAGTCATTGACATTAACTAATTGTGCTGTGTCAGGATTAATTGCAGCTAACTGACCTATATCTGCAATAAAAGCTCTTAACTTAATTAAGTCATTACCTCGACCTAAAGCTTCTACCCCAGTTATAATTGTTGGCTGAATACTACCTTTAGGTAATTTAGGGATCATCTGTTTTGCAGATAATCTTTTCATTAATAAATTAACTAAAGGTAATTGAAGTTCTTGTGATAACAACGAATATATACCACCTAAAGCAGATTCTAATTCGTTTGCCAATTTTCTAATTTCTTCTGCAGTAACTCTTTCAGCATCTCTTGTTACAGCACTTTGTAATAAGAAATCAAATGAAAGTCTTTCTGCTATTGTATTAATAGTTCTTTCAACTATTTGTAAATCGTATTGTTTTTCAGTTTGTAAAGTTGCAACATCATCTCTTATACCTGTAATAATGTCACCATTTTCTGACTCAATTAAATCTCTTTTTTTAGTTAGTGCATTTGGTTTTACTAAAAATACTACTTTTGAAGATGCAGCTGCTGACTCTAACAATGCTTTTGATAAGCCCTCAATTGATTTTAAATCACCTAAAAATTCTTCGCAGTACGATCGTCCGTAATCTTCCGTATCAACTCTAACCATACGCAATGGTAAATAAGGTAATTCATCTTCTTTGTATGTACCATAACTTCCAGGTATTTCTATTTTATTACACTCTTGGTAACTTGAAAATTTACCATCTGGTAATCTTTTAACACAAGTATACAAGTCAACTTCTTCATTACTATCTTCTAACAATTGACATGCAACTCTAATTTCTTCTGATAAAGCAACTGGTGCTATACTTTCTTTAATAACTATTTCTAATAAATTTCCATCACTATCTCTGCTAATACAAAATTGCGTTAATGGATAAACTTTCATTGTTCCATCTTTAGGAAAATGCAACAACACATTACCAGTAATAATTAAATGTTTTAAAGCACTAAACACAGGAACTCGTAACGCGCTTTGTTCTATAAAGTTCATTACTTCTCTTTCAATTTTAGCTAAAGATTTTTCAACGTTCGTTTTTAATTTAGGGTCTTGTTCTAATTCTTCTCTAACTTTACCTGATAAACTTAATCTAAAGAAAGGTGCATTAGGTGGTAATAAAAGTAAAAGTAATTTAGATGCTAGATTATTAACTCCTCTAGAACCAATTGATTGAAATGGTGTATACAAAGTATTAGCATCGCCAAAACCTTCGTAAGGTAATAGTGCTGGTAAAGTTAATTCAGCACACTCTCTACCACGATCTAAAAATTGTTCTCTTTTAGCTGATAGCTTTTCGTATAATTTACTTAAACTTTTTTGTTCCATAAATTAATCTATTAAGACGGTATATTTAAACCTGAATCACCGGCTGTCATTACGTCTGTTCTAAGTGACTTTTTGCCTATTTTTTTCCTAGCTTTTTTCTTAGCATTTTCCTGACCTTCAGTTTCTATAGCTAAGTCCAATTCTGGTACTTTGCTATCTGCTACTGGTGTTGGTACCGGAGCAGGCGCTGGAGGAGGAGGTGCTGGCATTCTAGGTCTTCTTGGTGCACACATATTATTTCCTCTTTAGTATGTTATCTGTTTGTTTTGATTTTAAAAATTCAACAACTGAACGCTGTCCACTTTTAAAAAATATTTCTCTTTCACTTTCGTTGATTGATGCACATTGATTAGGAAATATTTTGTCTAATTCTTTGATCAAATCATCTGTTTTAAGTGGTAAAGAAAAGTCTTCGTTTTTAGCCATAAGTTGTCTATTTTTATCTAAACATGCTACTATTT